CTACCGACACCTGAGCCTGAGCCTGAGCCTGAGCCTGAGCCTGAGTCGCCAGCCGTGACCCTGCCCGCAGAGTCGCCTGCCGTGACCCTGCCCGCAGAAGAGGCCCCCGCCGCTGAAGCGCAAACCGCGACCAAGGCCCCCACTAAGAGGACTGCCACCAAGCGGTAAACATGGACGATCTGTTTAGTCCCACCGACCCTGACCTGATCGCGTATCAGCAGGGCAGCCAGGAGTACTACCTGCGGGTCGCAAGCGCGACGATCCGCACTTACCTGGGCTGGCACCTATCCCCCAGCATCACTGACCTAAAGGACGTGCAGGCGGGCGCTAAGGGCATCACTATGCTGCCCAGCAGGCATGTCACCGAGGTCTACCACGTCACGATGATTGACGCTGCTGACATGGAGACACTGGTGGACCCCGACAGCTACTGGTGGGATGAACAGGGCTACATCGAGTTCAACGGCTACGGCCCCCCTCTTGGCCAGCGGCTGCGGGTTAAGTTTCAACATGGCTACAAGGAGACACCACTGGACGTGAAGGCGGTTGCCTTTGAGCTTATTGCTGCCAACGGGGCCAATTCACCCGACAGCGGCTCCGGCTCCGGCGGTGGCGGTGGCTACAGCGGCCCCGTTAAGGGAATGACCAGCCCTGGCGGCTACAGCGTGGACTTCTCCGCGCCGTCTAATGTGCCGTTTTACGGGATGAACCTCAACAGCGATCAAATGAAACGGTTGTCGGCCTATCGGCTATCTGAGGTGAAGTAATGGGCAGCCTATTTCCTTCGCCGCACATGATCTGTCATATACCGCGCAGCTACACGGAGTCAGTGGACCCCGACACGGGGAACCCGGTGCTGGTGGAGTCTGCGCCCGTCGTCCGGTACGTGCAGGAGATTACGCAGACCGGAAAGAAATCCAGCGAGGACATTGAAGGCCCCGAGTCGGTGGACCGGGTTGTCACCAACCTGCTGATGTCCGTGGAGGATGTCAGCGTCTACTCGACCGATGATCAGGTCATCATCGGTGCTGCCCTTGACACTGGTGGCGGCTACGTGCCGGGTAGCGGGGAGGCTTATTGGGTGGATGGAACGCCCAACGACCAGCGCGGCGGTCCCTGGCCGCAGTTATTTCAGGTTTTCGGCGGGATAATCATGCTACGGCGCGTAACTTAACAACAGGAGGTCCTCAAATGCCCCAGGGAAATCTACGCGACTCAGGTGGCCGGTTCGTCAGCAGCAGTGACTACGGGACCATCACGTCCACTGCGCATGGAGCCAATAAGGGCAATCAGACATGGGCAAGCGCGGCAGCCATGCCGACCGGCGTTACCCTAAACCGTGCCTCGCTGGAGGCGCTTCTCCAGCACCCCGCCGTGGTCAAGAATGTCGTGGAGCAGACAGAGGCCATGCTGACGCACGCCAATGCAATTGCCATAACGGAAGATGCTGAATACGGTGCCATCGTCTACAACAACCGGCCTGAGCTGGGGCCGGTGGGCGTGCTGTTCTGCGACAACTACGAGTCCGTCGTTGACGATGCTTACCACAGCACCCTTCACAAGGTGTTGTCAGATGCGATAGCGCGGGGCGGTCTTAAGACGTGACCACCCCCGGCGACCCGCTCACCACGCCACGGCCATTTGCCACGGTTGCGCCACCCCCTGCCGCTGGCTTGATGGTTGCGTACCTGACTCCACTTCTCGCGCCAACCCCCGTCGCCACCCGGCTCCCGCAGCCCGCCAAGACGGAGGACACTATTAATGGGTTTTTGCGCGTTGAGGTGGCAGGCGGCGGTCCCGATGTTGAGCAACTGCTGTTCACCACGTCGGTAATTCTGCATTCCTACTGCACCAATAACGACGAAAGTCGTGGCGAGCAGCTTATGGCCGAGGCGCTTGCCTGGGCTGGTAATGCGCAGGGCACGTACGTCACGCACAGGTCTACCGAGGCTGACTGGTACGTCACCTACTCAAGGATTACGGCCTTGGGCATGAAGCACGCCGACCCACAGGTCGCCATGACGCGATTCCGTGGCATGGTCACCTGGGTGGTGCAGGGGCGAGCATTGGAGCCACGGTCGCCTATTCAGCCTCGGTAGTCAGGTGATCTGCGCGCACGCACAGGCGGTTTTCGCATGTGTGGTCGATTTTCCCCAGCGGCACATTCCCGTACGCCAACTGCCACGCGACCCTGTGCGCGTACAGCTTTCGCCCCTTGTACCCAATGACGCCGAAGCCGCTGACATGCACGGCACCTGACCATTGGTGGCAATTGCCCAGTTGTGGGATGAGTAGCGGGCCTGCCTGCACGCGGTCCCAGTAACGCTGCTCCAAGCTTGCCCACTTGCCGATCATCTCTACAGGGCCAGGGCCTCCAAAGCGGCGCACGCGGGCGTAGTGCATGACGCAATATCGCCTCCGCCAAGCGGGGCGATTGCATCCATGCAGGCGACAGTAGGTGTCCACGGCATACCCTCGTAGTTTCTCTTTCTAGCTTAAGGTTATCTGCTGTACAGCGTGTCGGGAGGTAGATTTGTAGCCGGAATGGGACGCTGATCCTGTTCTTCCCGACAGGAGGCAAAATGACAAGTCCCAGTGCTCCGATGGTCATCGCAGAAGTAAACGAGATCGTCGCGCCCAGTCCAAAGGTCACCGGTGGCGTCCGAGTCGCCCCTTTGGGTACCCCGCTGCCGACCGACGCGGTTACCGCGCTCGACCCGGCCTTTATCAGCCTCGGTCGCGTTGCCGATGACGGCATCGACAAGACCGAGGATCGTCCCAAGTCCGACAAGTTCGACTGGGGCGGCTCGCTCATCGCTTCGCTGCAGGATCACTTCATGCTGACCCTGAAGTTCAAGCTGCTGCAACTCGTCAACGCCGACGTGCAGCGTGCGGTCCACGGTGCCGACAATGTGGAGGTCACCCCGGCCACCGTTGGAAGCGGCACCCAGATCAAGTCCAAGATCAACGCCAAGCTGCTGGATCAGGGCATCTACGTCATCGACGCCTACTACATGAAGATGTCGGGTCGCCTGGTTCTGCCGGTCGCCCGCCCGGTCATGGTTGGCCCGCTGAAGTGGGTTCACAAGGACCTCGCCACCTACGAGCTGACGGTGCAAGCGTTCCCCGACAGCGAGAACAACACGGCGTACGAGTACTGGGATGACGGCGTTACCCTCGGCCAGCCGAAGCCCTCAGAGTCGTGACCGCACCAGCCAGGCGAAAGGCAGCCCCTCGGAAGGCAGCCGGGAAGGCCCGTACCAACGGGCACCCGGCTCCTTCGGAGGAATTCACCCCGGCGGAAGCCCCCAGTGTGCCGACGCAGCCAGTCGGTCCCTATGGGGACAAGCAGACGTATACGTTCCAGCCGGTCGGTGATGCCGAGCCAATCATCTTTCCGCACATCTCAGAGGTAAACGCCGACGCTCACTTCTTCTGGAAGATTTATCAGATGAACGAGATGTTCCAAGCGTTTGAGTGGATGAACAAGGCGGGCGTTCCACTGCGTACGCAGGAGCGCGTCATGCTGCTGCCGGACGCTGAGAAGCAAAAGTTCTTTGCAGGCTGGTTCTCCGCTGTTACTACTCCGCAGGGGGTGGCACCGCCGGGGGAATCCTGATGCTGGCGCGGGTCGTTGGCCACTTCTGGCATGCCCTAGTACGCGATGTAATGTCGCTGGGCTACCGCGCTAGCGACCTGTTTACAGAACTCAGCATCGGAGAGGTTCTCAGCATTATCGTCGGCGCGGGACCAGATTCGTCGGTCAGGTATTGCCTGGACGGCGGCTGGTCCCGCGAGGCGCATCTACTGGCTAACCTGCAGGAGTCCTCGGCAGGGCTAGCCAACCTCAAGCAGCCGTACCAGCGCCCCGGCCTGGACGAGCGCCCCGAGGAAAATCAGCGTGGGCGTGACATTCTGCACGGTCAGTCGATGACCTGGGAGGAAATGGACAGGATGGACGCACAGCGGGCCGAGGCTGCTGCCGCCGCTGCTGCCAAGGGCGGGCCTAGCACAACGAAGGTGACTGTCTGGTGACCGCGCCCTTGTTGTCGATGGCAGTCGCCCTACTGCCAGACCTCTCGGCAATGACCAGCGCGGCGGTGGGTTCAGCCGTCGCCAAAATGGGCCAGGCCTCCGCTGAGCAGTGGAAGAAGAGCTTCGCGGTCCAAAACAAGGACGATACGGTCAACTGGCTCAGGACCTTTGAAGAGCAGATCAAAAAGACCGAGCAAATTTCCGGCATGGCTGGACAGCGGGCTGCCGACAGCTTCCTGGGTGGCTTTGAGGCGATAAGGGAGTTCAATACCGAAAACTTGTTCAACTCCCTCATGGGTTCAGCCAATGGCGTTGTCGATATGTTTGGTGGGATTGGCAAGGCGGCATCGTCCATCATTCCGGTCATCGGACCCGCACTCGGCGCGTCGATTGACTTGGCAACCACGTCCATCAACGCCTTTGTCCAGGTAGGTGGCGGGTTCCTTAAGCAGCTGACTGAGATTGGCGATACCTACTTATCCGTTAAGCGCACACTGGCCGGTTCGCTGCTTGAGATTGAAGACATTAATGCAGCGACTACGGCTGTGCGGGACATCATGGGTTCCGGTGCCGTTGACCATTTGCCTGACGTAGAGGCAAGCCTGGGACGCTTCCAGCGCGCCCTTGGCCTATCTGGCGAAAAGCTGCTGGAGTTTACGAAAACTTACGCCAACGCTGTGGAGATTGTGGGTCAGTTTGACCCGACTAATACCGCTGGCATTATGCGGGCATTCGACATTGCCCCTGAAGAAATGCAGGCGAACCTGACCGCAATGGTCAACATCGTCCGTGGCACGGGTGGTGAGATGGGTCGGATTCAGTCCGACATGATTCGTTCAGGCCCCGCATTCCGCGCGTTGGGCTACGACCTCAGGGAGACTGCGTGGTTCTTTGGCACGCAGGTTGAGCGTGGTGAACGTGGCACCAAGCTGGTCTACGGCATTAACCAGATGGTCAGCAAGATCAACGAGGGGATTGAGGTTGGCCGGTTCACCAGCC